GACTGTTCATGTCAAACTTCATTTTTACTGATGATAATTTTATTATACTCTGGTAAGTAAAGATATTCAACATCACTTGTAGATATTGTGCGGATAGCATCATCAAGTGTTTCTACTAATGGTTCTCCACCCAAGTTAAATGATGTGTTGAATATGATAGGACAACCAGTGGCATCATACCATGTCTTAATAATATCATAGTAATGTTTATTTTGTTCCTCTGTTACAGTTTGTATCCTACATGTCTTATCTACATGAATGATAGCAGGTATCTTTTCTTCTATACCTGGTTGACAGTTTACTGCATACATCATAAATGGTGTCTCTTCCATGCCACGGAGATCAAACCACTCATGCACATGTTCTTTCAATATTGTACCTGCAAATGGTCTGAAGAACTCTCTCTTCTTGACAGTATTAACATGATCTTTTCCATCAGGATCTCTAGGATCATATAAGAAGGAACGATTACCCAATGCTCTAGGACCTGCTTCAGATCTACCTTGGAATAGTGCAACAATATTTTTGTTTTGTATTAGATCTACAACAGTTTCATGTGTTGCTTCTGCTATTTGTACATTGTATTTTTTGCTAGTCATTTCAATCTCCTTGTTAGTGTAATCATATTTGGGACCTAGGTAAAGGTTAGTAATTGCTTTTCGTTGCCTAGTGTCTTTATTGACCCTATGATGCCATAGGTACGCTCCACCTAGTGCTGTACCACAATCATTACTTATTGGTTCGACATACAAACATATACCTTCGTCCTTTAATTGTTCCAAATACCAATAGTTTGCAACACAATTTAGTCCATATCCACCAGTCAATACCACATTCTTATGTCCAGTATCCCTAACTGCCTTACGAATTAATTGTAAAACTTGCTCTTGTGACTCCTTTTGTATCTTCCATGCAGCATCTTTTCTGTTCTGACAATTATATAAGTTTGGATTCTCCTCATCCTCATCTCCTATGTCTAATACTTCTGGCATCATATGCATATTAAAGATAGCACCGTTAGGATAGTAAGGAGTGAATACATCTCTACTTGCAGACTGAGCTGGAGCAATACCTAGTTGTTTAAAAAATGGTGGTAGATACTCTGGATTTTTTCCGTAAGGAAACAATCCCATAACTTTTCCTGCCTCAATAGCAGGGAATCCACAATACTCAGTTACTGCCTCGTAACATTTTACGATACCTGCACATGGTGTGGCAAACAATTCATGGTATGTATTTTTTTCTGACTCGTATCTTATTCCTTGACCAAACCCATCCCAAAATGAACTATCAAATCTATTATAGTAACATACAGGTGCAGCAAATTTAGTTCCTATGTGTTTATATTTTGTGTCAAATATATCTGGGTATGCACAATCAAATATTGTTTCTGTCTCCCAATAATCCTCTAAGAATTTTTCTTTACTACCAAACTTAACCCATGAACCTGCACCATCTACTACAACACCCACTGCCTTATCAAATCCTGAGTTATAAAATGCTGATGCGACATGACATCTATGATGATTGTCTCCCATGTCAATAACATTCTCAGGCAAAGTTCCAAACTCAGTATCTCTAGGTTTATCAATCAAACCTATCTTTCTAGCAAGACCAAAGTAAGGATCATCACCACAATAATCCATCTTAAAATTATGCTGATCTAATCTTGTAGTGTGTACCAAGATAAGATAGTCTAACTTATCTGTGTATTCTTTTATCTTATTAATACATGCTAATGGTGCACCATCATACTTTACTCTGGTGAGTCTCTCCTCTTCTATATTAAATACAACTTCACCGTCTTTTAATAGTGCTACACTAGCGTTGTGTCCTCTAGAGACTGCTGCAATCCATTCTGACATTACTGTTTAAAACCTCTTGGAGTTTTTACTGTGCTTGTTGGACAATAAGGATCGTCACAACATGATTCTTTTTCTTCCCATTCTTTATCTTTTACTATCTTACGAGTGGTTGGTTTACCTAATCTCTTTCTACAACTAGCAATTACTTTATCGACATCATCCTTTGTCATGGTCATACACTCATCATTCTCCATGTCCTGCATATCTTCTCCAGTCATACGCAAAGGTGAATAAGTTCTAGTGCCTTCTCCCATGTCAAAAATATCAAATGATTTTTCATTTGGATATGATATGTTAATTGGGAATGTAGAACCAGTTACAACAGTTGCAGTTGTATCCATTGCTCTAGCAATATGTTGACCAACACTATCACAACCTAGGAAATGATCTGCACACTGTATTAAACCTGCCCATAATCTAATGTCAGGGACTTGTGGTATGGCATGCATGTGCTTGCTCTCTCCTGTATCAAATTGAAACTCACTCATGATTATGACAGTGTAGTCTTTCTTTAAATCATTAATGATTGAAGCTATATCTGATACATTAAAACTTCTAGAGGTTGGATCAAATATAAATCCGTCTGTGTTTACCACACCTCTACCGAATGGTTGTATAACTATTGCCTTATCTTTTCCTGTATTATTTTTTAATGACTCTATTGTATTGAGTGCTTTGATTCCTTCTGTCTTTGTTACTCTGATGTTTGGTTTAGGAAGTTCTCTAGGTTCATCTAGACCATTTATTTCCATATCATATGCCTGTGCAAGACTACATTTTTGATTGTAGTAATGCCACATTCTATATGGTTCTGGAGTAACGCAGTCACGCATCTTAAGTTTGTCTTCAAACAAACCTTTATGCCAAAAATCATATGCGTGTTTGTGTAGTACAGGATGACCTTTGAAGAAGTTCATGCCACCTTCTGCCACGATTACAAAATCGTCATGGTTCTCTGCATACTTTTCCAGTGCAGGGATAGAACAGATGACTCTACCTGCTCCACCATTAATAAAAAATGCTTTAGATCTCATGCTTTATATAGTTACATAAAAAGAACCTGATTTATGCGATCGTATTCGGTAAACATACCAAGATCTACATTCTGACTATGCAATACTCTTGATTCATACAATGCCATTCTATTATACACCATTTCAAACTCATGTTCAACCCTCCACCTATCATTATTGAATAATGACCAGTGAATATGATCAAATATTTCCTCCTCTGTCATTGTATCCTGATCATATGAAGGTGCTTCTATACCTGTAGGTCCTTTCATAGGTAAGGACATTTCACCATCAAAACTCCAGAGATTTGTACCACCTGCACATTCTTCTGGAGTATTTAAGTATATTACTGCTCCAAATTGTGTGAACAATGGAGGCATTGATAAATCATATTTGTCTTGATGAGGAATTATACCATCAGGTTTTGCTAGTAATGTCTTATCATTTATAACATTACACATAAATGCTGCTCTTCCCCATTCTCTCTCATACCATTCTTTATTTTGCCACCGTCCACCACTCCATATATTAGTATCAAAACATAACTCATCAAAGATATGTTTAATCTTTTGTTTTACTGCACTTGTCTCAAGATAAACTCTCTCGCCAGGCAAATAAGACAGCAGACCTGGATCACTTCTCTTATGAGAGTCCAAGCACAACTGTCTTACGGAATCAGGATCTTTGTAAAAATTATCTATTACTACTACCGATTTCTTTTGAGGTCCTATATCTTTTAGAACCTTTACTTCTAAGTCATCACTTAAATCAAACATAGTAAAGTATTTTATTGGATCAAACTCTGATCCAGTTCTCTTTACTTCATAATTCACATGGTCTTCCATCTTGAAAAAATCTTAAGGGTCAAAAAAATTCTGGAAAAATTTTTTCCAGAATCTTGTAACTAAAAAGTCAATTTTGTTTTAGGCATCTGGATTTTCGTTAGGCAAGACACCATCATAGAAGTTGGGGTCACTTGGATCTAGATTTTGTGCCTTATATGCTTTAATTTCTGCGTCTTTCTTTACCATGTCAGGATCTCTTGGCCACACTATCAAGTGTGTTGCTGTACCTACTCCTACCCAATCAGCAGGAAGATCTCTTAACTTCTGACGATAATCTTTCCATTCTTGTGCAAAGGCTGTGTTTGCTGCGTCTGTAGGAACTCTATTGTCACATGCTGTTAACATGTTATTTCTAATTGTTCTTACCCATTCCCAACCAAATGTTGTGTCACTACCATCTGGATTCTCATCTTCATGTGAGTATCTTGGTGTCTTCCAACCACCTGCACCTGAGTTTAGAGCTGGATCCCAACCAAAACTTTCCATGTCATACACCTCATGGAAGTGTGCGGGGTCATCAATATAAGGGTTAGGATCTGATGAAGGACCTGCTTGAACCTCTATATGTAAAGGACCTGCGATACCACCATACAATGCAGCAGCAGTTTCTGGATACAGATCTGCATCTAGATCAACCGCATATATGTCTGCAGGTAATGGATCAGGATAGTCTTCTCTTGTTGGGTCAACTGTATCAACTATCTTATCTGTTTTATTACCATTGTCATCTAACCTTAACCAGACCTTCAAGTTTTTAGGTCCGTTATATGTTGCAACTCCTGCGTTTGCATCATCTTGTTCCTGTCCCAACCATTGAGTTGGTACAGGGAAGATAAAAGTTTTACTTACTTGTGTAGACATTGTTTGTTCGAGTGTTCTCTCTCATATGTTATTTAGTTATGACCAGTATGTTACAACAACTAGTCCACCTGCACCGAAACTTCCCCAACAGTTAGATCCTTCAGTACCTGCAGTAAATCCACCACCGCCTGGGAATAGTGCGTGACCGTAGCAACAACCAACAGTATTACCAGAACCACATTTCGCACGACCTCTAACGAATGATGCACCCCAAGGACCTGGTACTGCACCTGTTTGTGGGTAGTGCTCAGTGTTACAGTACTGGTTAGCAGAGTCTGAACCGTTGATTCCACCGAGAGCAAAGTCCCAGTTACCACAAACGCAACCCTGTACCTCACTACGACACCAGTTACACTGTGTCTGCATCTTACAAGTATAACACCATGATCCGCACTTGTGGTGACCCCATGATCCACCTGTTGCACAGAAGTTATTTAAACCTGGACCTTGAACATAAGATGTGCACCCACAGAATCCACAACCTCTTCTACCTACACAACATCCACAACAAGAACATCTCGTTGACGCTGCAGCACAGATAGTATATTGTGATGATCCTGGTGTAAAGTCTCCATCATATGCGTGTAATGTTTTAATACCGTATGCTCCTGATCCGCCAGGGTTATATCCTGATGAACAACATCGACCAGGACCTCCTGATCCTCCTCCACTTACGATCTCGAATTTAATAGTCTGTGTATTTGCAGGAACCGTCCATAGAAAACAGCAACCACCATTCGTAGGACTCCAGTAGCAGCAGTCGTAATAATAGTTCTGATTCACAACAGCAGTTGATAATCCAGTCGTCTTATCTGCGTTGACAGTACCATCTATCAGAGCATTCGTCCCGTTTATTTTCTTATAAGTTTGATAGTCAGCCATTTGTTATACTCTATGGTATTAGTATTTAGAAAAAATATGACAAAAGGGAGTCTATGACTCCCATGAGAATTAAACTGTGATGATTCTCCATCCTTGTGTATTATCATAGAACACAAGTTCAAATGCAGCACCTTCAGTAGATACTGTTAGGTCAGAAGCGTCACCCATAATTGGTTTACCGTTTCTTGCAACCGTTAGGTTTTGTGTATCGAATGTCTTGGCAACATCGAAGATTCTAACACTGTCTCCTTTAACTGGAGATGCAGGTAAGGTAATTGTGAATGCACCACCTGATGTGTTACAGAATGCTTGTTCCTTATTGGAAAGTGTAGTACCACCTGAGTTCACATCCACTGATGCGTATGCTCCTAATGGTAACCATGCGTTACCGTTATAAAACTCAACTGAGTTTGCGTCAGTATCGTAACGAATACCACCTTCTATTAGATCAGCACCTGTTGGTCTAGTTGCTTGAGC